CGGAAGTCGTTCAACCACAAGAAACTGAAACAGTTCAAGAGGAAGCGCAGCAGAAAGAGCCTCAAAAGGGCAGCAAAGATTACAACTTTGCAGAAGCTCGCAGAATCATGCAGGAACAAAATCGTCGCATCCAAGAATTGGAACAACGTGAGTATCAACGTAATCAAGTACAACAAGCTGAACCCGTTGATGAGTTAGCAGGCCTCGGACAGGAGGACTACCTTACTCGTAAACAAGCTGAAGCTCTAGCCATGAGAAAAGCCCAAGAGCTCCTAGCGCAGCAAGAGTACGCGACCGCAGAAGATAGAGCACGTCTCAAATTCAGAGATTATGACGACGTTGTCACTGACGATAACATTGATGAACTAATTAAAGATGATCCAGAGGTTGCAGACCTAATCAGATCGTCTCAGCATCCACATGTTACGGCTTATAAGCTAATTAAAAAGACAGCTTCTTTTCAAGAGAAAAGTAAAAAAAGGCCGGTATCACACGATGTTGAGAAGATTGCAAAGAACACTCAGAAACCTGTCAGTAGCAATGCTGTTCAGGCTCGACCATTAGCCAATGCAAATAGCTATGCATTTTCTAGTGAAGAAGAGAAGAGGGCTCTTTACAACGAGATGATGGGTTATGCGAACCGAAGGTAAATAACAACCTAAGGTAATTACATGACAATCACTACCACAAGTGTGCTACCAGCACCTGTGCAGCAAAGATTTGACATGAAATTGCTCTCACGCCCAATGCCAGATCTTATCCATAAGATCATGGCTATGAAAAAAAGGCTTCCAGAGCGTTCAGGTCAGATCCTCCGTATGCGAAGATATAATAACTTAGCTACTGCCACTGTACCACTTGGTCCAACAGGCATTAATCCTCCCCCACAGACTCTTTCTGCATTAGATATTGATGCGAAAGTTGAATGGTATGGAAGCTATGTTCTGATCACTGACCAAGTATCTTTGATCAACGAAGACCCAGTTTTGAACGAAACTGCTTCACTTCTTGCTCAGAGTCTACGTGAAACAGAAGATCAGTTAACAAGAGATACTCTTGCAGCAACTGCAGCTTTCATAAATTGTACAGGTGGAGTAAACGGCGATAATCCAACACAAATCACTCGTAGTGATATTGACGGGGTTATTCGTACACTTGTAACAAACAATGCTAGACGCATTACAGATTCGATAGAAGGCGAAAACAAATTCGGTACAGGCCCTATTCGACAAGCTTACTGGGCTATGGTTAACTCAAAAGTTATCCCTGACCTTGAAGCTGTATACGGGTTCCTATCTGTCGCCCAATATCCAGCATTAATGAATATCCAATCAGCTGAATGGGGTTCCGTATCTAACGTACGTTTCCTTGTTTCTTCTGTTGGTAGTATTTCTACAAGTGCTTCGGCTCTTGGTGCAGATGTACTTAACTGCTTCATCACAGGTCAAGAAGCTTACGCTTGTATTGATCTAGATGGTGCCTCAGCACAATTTATCTACAGACCACTTGGTTATGGAGATGACCCTCTCTTGCTAAGACAGTCTGCTGGATTTAAATTTGCTCAAGCAGAACGTGTCCTAAACGATGCGTGGATCATAAACCTCAGAATGACCACATCGGTTTAAGGAGTAAATTATGTCTACAATTTTAGATGGAAGTTTCATCTCAACAGGCGCGCAATTTAATCTTGCTCTACCTTCTGGTTACACAGAATTCAAATTGGTAAACATTACCGATGTTGGTTCTGCTGCAGCTGCAACTCCAGTAATGCGTGCTTATGCAACATCGCTTATGGCTCCAGGTTCTGCTTATCTGAACTTGAAGACAAATGCGGCTGCTACATTAGCTCTAGAATCAATGATTCTAGTTAATGGTTTCACATTCTTTAGTAACCAAAATCCACCAACATTTGCTGCTATCGCTGTAACTGCTGTAACTGCTGCATCACCTGCACAAGTTACTGCTGCTGCACACGGTCAGGTAGTTGGTAATAGCGTGAGACTCTATGGACTTAATGGTTCCATGGGTTCCATGAATGGTCTTGTTTATACTGTTAACTCGATAGTTGATGCTAATAACTTTACCATCACTTTTGATGCTTCAGCTGCTGCTGCTGGTCAAGTTGGTAACGTTCCAGCGACTGCCGGTTTCATGCAACAAGTAATTTCTTCTCCATGGTCTCCACATAATGTGACGATTGGTCCTACAGCTGTAATGGCTGCTGGCTCATCGCTTCTTTTGAATATGAACGTTGTTCCTTCATTAGCACAAGGAGCATCACAGTATTCACCATTCCAAAGACCATACCAAATTGGAGCTAAACTGAGACTGTATATCCCAGCAGGGTTCAATACACCTCAGACAGCAAACTTCCTCTTAGTACAGATCCAACAGATCAACACTATAGCGGGATATGCCGTACCTAGCCAACTGCAATGTATTATCCTTCCAGGTAACTCCTCGACGTCTATTACAACTGCAGCCGGTCTTGCTCCAATCATATATCCAGCTGGTCTTGCTGGTTACAAGAGTTCATTCCCATATGTAACTGATATTGCCGAGCTTACCACTATCTTTAGTGAAGCAGAAGACAATACAGGCATCTTTGGAATCACTGTTGGGACAGGCGTACAGACTACTGGAAAGCTATATCAGTGGTTTGCTCGTAAGGGTTTTACTATTTAATCAATAGCCCCTCTTAGGAGGGGCTCCATTTAAGGTTTAAAATGGCAAAAGGTATTGCTTCAGTGATCGAGGCTCCTACAAAAGAAGTGCAAGAGCCAGTTATTGATAAAATCGAAAAAATGCGTCAAGAAGAGTCCCGTATCATTAAGGGAGTATTCCAAGACAATGAATTGAAAGGTGGAACAGTTAAATTCCCATTCAAGAAATATAAGGGCGATAAAATTATCACCTATTCTCTCACAGATGGATGTGAATATGAATTACCGCTTGCTGTAGTCAGGCATCTGAACTCTGGATGTGCATATACAGAAGATAGTTATCTCAATGGTTTAGTCACATCTGATGGCAAGCCTATGAAGAATCCGAATCCTAAAAAGAAACACAGATTCAACTTTAAAATAGCGGAATATAACTAGTATGGTTACCCCTAACACTCTGGCAGATATACGAAGTAAAGTTCGATTATTGACTGCACGGTCATCGGTCAATCAGATTACTGATGCTCAAATCGATCAGTATATCAATACATATTATCTGTATGACATGCCAGAGTCGTTACGGCTTCTTAAGTTAAAAGATACCCTTACATTTACCACAATTCCTAATGTAGAAGTATACCCATTACCAGATGATCTATACATGACTATTGAGCCTCCTTGTTATGTCGGAGGACAACTTGCAGAATATTTTCAAGATATTCAGACATTTTATATGCAATGGCCGAAGATCAATTATATTCAGATGATCAATGTTGGAAATGGTACACCGGGACCTTATGTAGGGTATATTACCGGTTATCCTTTCATGAGATCTATTAATCCCTCTCAAAATGATCCTCCCAATACCACTAACATTGAAGGGAAGGATATTCGAGTTATGTTTTCGGTAGATACTACAGGTGCCACCGCTTCTCCTCCAGAAGCTATTACTGCCTTTGATGATGGAAATGGAGGATTTATAGATGCTACAACAGGAGCTCCTCTTGTCGGAAGTACAATAAACTATGAGACTGGACAATATAGTATTACTTTCTTGAATGTTGTCCCTAATGGTGCTCAACTTAATGCCTCTGTAATACCATATCAAGCATCTATCCCACGTACAATCTGTTTTTATCAAAACCAATTCTTCTGTCGGCCGATTCCTGATAAAGCTTACATCGTAGAGATCAATGCTTTCAGGTATCCAACTGCACTTATAAATGATGGAGATATTCCTGAACTTGCTTTCTGGTGGCAATTATTAGCCTATGCAGCAGCTAGGAAAATTCTAGTCGACAATGGTGATTATGAAAACGCACAAGCACAAGAGCCATATTTTCTAGAGCAATTAGCATATGTTCAGCGAAGGACTTTGAAATTATTGTCCACACAACGTGCTCAAACAATTTACAGCGGTCAAGGTTCATTTCCATTTAGTAATCTTTATCCATATATTTAAGGTAACACTATGTCATGGGATGCAGTTTTTCCTACAGGCCCTACATTCATTAACCAATCAGTCCCACAGTTTCAGGCTAACTGGGCGTTTCTTGAGTCGAATATCGGTACTGATCATTTCTTCGATACAGGTGCTCCACATGAAGGACATCATCAATTTGTCAATCTACTTTCTGCAGGTGATGCTGCTTTAGCCGCTGGAATGTCTGGAGTTTTATATTCTAAAGGAACTGGAGGAAGTGGAACGATCAACCAGCCTTTTTGGAGAAATGCCAATGCTGCTGGGGATATTCAACAGATTCCTACTGTATTAACTGGGACAACAATTGCAATTGGTGCAGGGCCACAAACCACCACTGTTCTAGATTTTAATATAGGTCCGCAGCCACATTGCCATGGAATATTTGAAGTATTCCAGCAAGGCGCTACTAATGCAATGGGAGTTGGCTACTACACTTGGAATGGCGCTAATTGTTATGTATTACAATTAGGTGTATCAACTCGTATTACTAGCGTAAGCAATGGCGCAACCAACATATTGGTATCAACTAATTTTGGTGGACCAAGTGTCGTTCAATATGCTGTTTATATATTACCAATATAGGGAATTAAATGGCTTATTCACCTTATTTTGTAGGGCCTTATCAGACTGGTTTAAAAAAAGATTTAGATAGCTATCTGATTCCAGAAGATGCTTTCCCTGAGTTAGAAAATGCATATCTCTGGCGTGGAAGAGTATATAAAAAAGGTGGATATCAACGCCTTGGACTAGAAAGTAATGCTACTTATTCAGGGCGCCTTGGAATACGTAGTTTTACTATTGGAACACGAGGTGCAGGAGCAGATACATATAATCTTACGATTACGACTAATCCATTAGATTTGACCATTCAGCCTGGAACTCTGTTTATCTCTGATGGGGTTACATCCTTTACAGATAACGGAACTGGAGGGTTTGTAGTAACTCCTGGTGCTAATGGGACAGTTAATGCTCCTACAAATTATGCAACAAGTGCAATCAATATAACTTTCAATGTAGGTAATGCTGGAGCTCCAGTTGTTGCCGGATATCTTATCCAGCCAAATGCAAATTCTCCGGTGATGGGTCTTAGTGAATTTGATATAGAAGATCAGATTGAAACAAATCTAGTCGCATTCGACCTGGTCAGTGCCTATCAGTTTAATAGAAATACATCAGTTTTTAATCAGACAAGATTCTATAAATCTGAAGCTGCTCCTCAGGCCCAGACTACAACTAATTTAGTCAATTGGACAGGGACGGATACTGATTTCTTTTTTACTTCGAATTATCAAGGAGCACTCTTTGCCACTAATAATGTTCCAGGTGCCCACTTCTACTCTATTACTGCAATCACTAAAGCAGCTGCCGCACAAGTCACTACTAGTGTAGCAAATAATTTAGCTGTAGGAGATGTTGTCTATTTTAATAACGTTACAGGAATGACCCAAATAAATGGATTAACTGGTCGTGTTACTGTGATAGGAAATCCATTTACAGTGAATATAAATTCTGCTGCTTTTACTGCTTATACTGGACCTAGTGGCATAGCATGGACTCCAACTCTCACTGCAACAGGTGGTGGAGATGGTATTCGATGGTTTGATGGATATACAGCTGGAAATACTCCGGCAACTGGGTGGGTAAATTTCAATCCTCCATTAGATAGTACAGCAATTCCTCAAATACTCTTAGGGGCATTACTTATTCTTCCTTATAAAGGCTATCTCATTGCTTTAAATACGGTGGAAGGAACGAGTCTAGCTACAGGAGTAAGTTATTCAAATAGAGCAAGATGGTCACAAGTTGAAAGTCCTGGACCAAATGGTGGAGTATATTATGCTCCTCCATATCCTGTGAATTTTGCTGGCGCTGCTGTCAATCCAGGAAATGAATGGTATTCTATTCCATTCAATACCGGAGGTTTTGCTGATGCTCCAACATCTGAAGATATTGTTTCTGCAGAGTATATCAAAGATACTCTTGTTGTCTATTTTGAAGCTTCTACATGGAAACTCTCTTTTACTGGAAATTCAATTGCTCCATTTCAATGGGAAAAAATTAATGCTGAGATTGGAGCAACAAGCACTTTTTCCATAGTCCCATTTGACAAAAATATTTTATCAATCGGGCCCAATGGAGCCTATGCTTGTGACTCAATAAATGTTGACAGGATTGATAGAATTATTCCTGATGAAGTATTTAATTTTCTCACAACCAATGCTAACAATAATCGCATTCATGGTATCAGAGATTTTTTTGGAGAGTCTGTTCAATGGACATTTTTAGATAATCAACAGAATAGCAGTTCAGTCTATCCAACAAAAACATTGTATTACAATTACTTAAATAATTCATTTTCAATATTTAAAAATTGTTTTACATGTTTTAGCCATTTCTATTTAAATAGCGATCTCACATGGGCTACAGCCGGTAATTCATTTGATTTTTATGTCCGTGCTTGGAACAGCTATGGTTCACAGTCTGGATTCCCGATTGTTGTTTCCGGCAATCAGCAAGGATTTGTATTTCAGATGCAAAATAGCAATGGAAGTCTCATAGGATTCAATGATACAAGTCTAGTTATTCAAAATATCACTGCCGGCCCTCCTTCTGTTTTCACCGTCATCAATCATAATCTACAACCTGGAGATACAATTATTATATCCAAAGTTGGTGGAGCAACTGGATTTAATGGGAATATTTATCAGGTTTCTTTGGATGTAAATTACACACAGAATTCTTTTTCTCTAAAAGATTATCTAGGAAATTATGTGAGCTTCGCTGGATATACTTTTGGAGGGTATATTTCTATAGTAGATAATTTTACTATTCAGACTAAAAACTTGAATCCTTTTTTTGCCCAAGGTAAATCCATACGCATGGGCTACACTGATTTTTATGTTGATGATGTGCCAGATAGTCAAGTTACAGTATATCTCCTTCTGAATGACGATACAGAAGATTTAGAAAATGCCGCTGAATCTCACGTTATGAGTTTAGCAGATCCATCTGATATTAATAATACGAAGTTCTGGACTCGAGTATATTTCAACTCACAGGCAAATTTTATCACTCTTCAAATCACTTATGATGCTTCACAACTATACATTCCTGCTATATCTCAGAATCCATTTGTTCTTCATGGTTCTATTTTCTGGATGAAACCTACAGGGAGATTACTTGATTAGTTATGACAACGCCTACCCCATTTTTAGTTAATCTGCCGACAACTACATTTCTTTCAAATAATTATGAACAGTCATGGCTAGTCATTCAGAACCGTCTAACAGATATTGCACTTAAAATGAATATTCGTCAGATTGGATTTTTTAATTTACTTGAAACTCCTACTGGGCAGCAATGGTTTAATAATCCAGTTACTGGGATTCAAAGACAGGCATTGAGGCAGGTATATCAATTTGGAGCAATTGCAGCTGGAACATCTCTCAATATCCCTTATAATATAGTCAATACTGCTACTTTAACATTCACTCATATTTATGGAACTGCACAAACTGATGCTCCGGATAGCCGACCATTACCATATGTAGATGTCACAAATGTGACAAATCAAATCGGATTAAACATTGTTGGAACTAATATTGTAACCACTGTAGGAGCAACTAGCGCCAATGTCCTCTCAGGCTATATCGTTCTTGAATATCTCAAAAACTAACCTTTGTTCAATAAAATAAATATGTTACGGTCCAAGATAATTAATGAGGTATGGTATGGCATTTTGGGATAAAATAAAAAATTCATTTTTGGGTGGTATTAAAGGAGGGGCTGCAGGTGGTGCACTTGGAGGCCCTGCAGGTGCTGGTATTGGAGCTGTAGCAGGAGGTATAGGTGGATTATTTGATAAGAGTGGAAAAGTAAAAAAATCACAGAAAAATGTATTAAAGAAATATCTTAAATCAGAAAGACGCCATGAAAAGAAAAATATGGCTGCTCAGAAAAAATATAACAAAGAATATTATGGCGGCAAATTTGGTGAAAAAGCTTATAACAAAGCTGTAGCCCAATATCAAAAGAAATATGGTGGAGAAAAATTCCAGAAATGGGAGGCACTGAATCCTCATCAAAGATCAGCTCTTGATCGTCTTGCCATTGAAGGGAAAAAGGGTTTAAAGAATCTACTTACACCAAAGAATATTAAAGACATTACCAAAAATAAAGCCTACAAGGGTGGCCACGAAACCTTAGCTGATCTTCAAAAACATCCTGGAATCTCTGATATTCGCAAAGAAAAAGCGTATAAGCAAGGTGGGAAAGTTAACGAGAAATTATTGAAACATCCTGGAATCTCAGACATCCGTAAAGAAAAAGGATTTAAGCAAGGAAGTAAAGCAGTTGAAAAATTACTGAAAAATCCTAGTCTTACTGATTTAAGAAATATGGAAAACTTCCAAGCTCGTGAACGAAGTATTGCTGATCTTTTGAATCCATCCGGAGAGGCCTATCAAAGATTTGCAAAACCAGAACTTGCTGAATTTAATGAACGAGTAGCTCCTGAATTGGCTAATAGATTTAGTGGAGGCGGTCAAAGAAGTTCTGCATATAATGCTTCAGTAATTGGAGAGCAAGGTCGTTTGCAGGACAGATTAGCACGATTGAAAGCTCAACTTCAATCTGAAGGGAGACAACAAGCATTGCAATCTGGACAAGCAATCCAACAAGGTGAAGCTGCACAAGCTGGTATCTATGGGAATGCTGCCAATCAAGCTTTACACTATGCTAATGCTCCCCTCGAAGGAGAGAGAGCAAGAGCTGGTATATATGGAAGTGCTGCAGATCGTGCTTTACAATATGCCAATGCTCCTCTTGAAGGTCAAAAGTTAAGAGCTGGAATACGTTTGAATGCTGCGCAGGCAGTTCCTTCATATCTTCAACAGCATCTTAACCAACAAGAATTGCAAACTAAAAATCAATTAGCTCAGAATGAACAGGCTGGAAACTTTGCTAAAGCTGCTCTTGGTGTTAATCCCTACCATGTAAATTATAGAGCTCCACAGTTCCATGGAGGATTAGTTACAGGTGGACCTAAGCCTGTTCTTTATGGTGCTGGTGCTGCTCCTCAATTTCCGCAATCCCAGCCATCAGCGGTTGAATCATTTGGATCTAGTTTCTTTCAACCTGCTCTTCAAGCTGCCGGACAATATGCAGGAAATCAATTTGCTCAAAATGCAGGAAGTTGGTTTGGTGGAGGCGGGGCAAAAGCTAATCCACAAGTTCCAGGAACCAGTGCTGGTCCTAATCTTTGGAATATGAATCAAATGGATACATAGGTAAAATATGTCATTCTCACAATCAGGAGGCGGCTTTTCAGGACCTCAATTCTCTCAAGCGCCAGATTATCAGCCATATCAATATGCTAAATTAAATCCGATGCCCGAAGAGCAGCCTGGACTATTTAGCATGCTTGCTAAGAGTCTTGGTACCGGTCTTGGTGAAGGTGTTGCTGGTAATATACAGCAAAAACTTAAAGAATCTGTTCTTGAAAAAGCATTGAATCAGGTAAAACCTAACATGTCTGCTCTCGAAAAAGCGAGATTGTTAGGTACTTCAGGTCCTGAAGCTGAGCCATATCTTAATTCAATATTCCAAAATGAAGCTGCACAGAAAAAAATACAACAAGAACAAGAATATGAACAGAAAAAAGCTCAACAACAACATCAATATAAATTGATTCAAGAAAAAGAAAAAGCCCAATATGCAAAAGAAAAGAATGAACAACAAAATTTACATAAATTAGAACAAATTAAAGTTAAACCAGTAAAAGGTTCAAAAGATATAACTTCACCTGAAGAGCACGAAACATTGCAAGAATCTTTCGATCAAATTTCTAATTTATATGCATCAGGAAATATTGGTTACCAAGCTTCTTGGACTCCAGTGGAATCATATAGAGAAGCGAAAGCAGAATTAAATTCTCTTACCCCAATATTCATCAATAAAATTAGAAAATTAGAACAATCAGGGCATATTAATAAAGAAAATTATCAAGATTTAATTAAAGCAATTCCTCAACCTGATGATTCATTAGCAACTGCTAGAGGTAAATTAAAAGGGATAGCAAGACTTTTGGAATTAAATCCTTCTTCAATAGAAAAAATTGTAAGAGGTAAAAAAGAAAAAAGTAAACCTAGATTTATAAATAATAAAATTAAACAAAAACAACAATTAAATGCTACTTCCGTTGCTCCTGGATTTGTAAGGATGATTGATCCAAATACTGGTAAACCTTGGGATATTTTAGAAGAAAATGCATCAGCGGCACAAGCTGCAGGGTGGACAAATGAATAATCAGCCAGATTTTCTTAGAGGTGCAATTGAGGTAGATACAAATCAGCCTGATCAAACAATTGCGCAACCCGATTTTCTTAGAGGTGCAATTGAAGTTCAACCTCAAGAAAGCCCTACAAAATCTGCTGCCCGTACTCTATTACAAATTCCGAAAACTGCAGCTCAAGTATCTCCTCTAGGGCGTTGGTCTTCAGGACTCGCTTTAGGAGTAAGTACTACTCCGCAACAAGAATTAGAGGAACATAGAGAAAGAGTAGAATTATTTAAACGTATGTATCCAGGAATGCCTCTTCCCGAATCTGCACAAGAACAAAAATATTTAGAAAAAACGACTCCTGCTGTGCAAGGGGCACAAGAACATTTGCCAACTGTTGAGAACATTGCTCGTGGTACAGAAAAATTAACTGGAATCCCATTAGAAGCAAAAACTCCACTTCAAAAAACTGTAGGATTAGCTACTGCTGCATATGGATTGAAACCAGGTACGATTTTAGAGAAAACTGGTGCTGGAGCAGTGGCACCCAGTGTTTCTCTATTCCTTCAGGATAAAGGACTAAATCCTGAATTATCAGATTTTATTGGTTTAATAGCATCTGGAGGAGTTAATCAACAAAAGCCAAACACCCCTAATCCATTTACAGAGACTCCAAAAGCTACTCTTGAAATTCCAAAACCCCCAGGTGGGGGGAAACCAGCGGAGGAATTAGAATCATTTCTGAAAGGTGGCGAAGAATTTGCTTCAGAATATGAATTAGGTCAAGAAGTACAGAAAGCTTTAACTCCAAAAACAGCAAAAGTACCTACTCCAAATATTCCAGAGAAAATTGCCCCTCCTATTACTAAAAAAATTACACCATCTGATAAAAAATTAGGAATAGTTCCAGTATCTCCTATAATAAAAACTACAGAAAGTGAGATAGGAAAAGTTATTTCTCCAGGAAAATTCAAAAATACAACTGAAGGAGGAAAAGCTACTGTAGCAAAAATCCGTGCTAAAGATGCTCGACTTTATCGAGATATAAATTCAGCTTATAAAGAAGCTAAGGAAGCCAATAGTCATCTTTCAGATATTCATCCAGAACTTGTAGAAAAAGCGAATTCTCAATTGGAAGAATTAAATGAGATGAAAGATAAATTGAAATCTGGACCTCAACGGGAATTGGCTGCTACATTGGACGAACTTCTTGATACTCTTGCTTACAGAGAAACTAATGGACGTATCACTGGATATCGTCCAATAAATAATCAAACTTTAATAAATATTGCACAAAGTCAAGGTCAAAAAGTTGATTATGATTTTGCTCATGGGCAACCTAGAAATATTTTCAAACCAATCATTGGTGCCATTAAAGAATCAGCAAAAATTACAGCAGGAAAAGATCCAAAAGCACTGAAACTTTTAAACATTGCTGATAAAAAATATGCTGATCGAGCTGAGAAATTTAACAATGATTATATTCGACCATTTCTAGACAAATCTAATAAAGACTTTTCAAAGCTATACAAAGGGGCACAAGACGTAGATGAATTTAGCATGCTTCGAAATGTTTTAGAAGATTCTAAAGCTGGTAAAAATATTTCCAATGCTATCCTCAGAGATTTTGTCGAACAAAAACTTTCTCCCCATATAAAATCTGGGAATGCAAAAGCATTTGAAAAGCAACTTGATGAACTTGGGGCAGTAATTTCTCCAAAACAAATGACACAGATTCGAGATAATTTTTATGCTAAATCTCCTTTACGTACAAAAAATATCACACAAGAAATAAAGAGCCATTTATTTAAAAATACATTACCTGAAGATATTTCTAGAAAAGCCGACACTATTTCAGGATTAAAAGGTCTAGAAAAAGAATTAATCAAAGTAAATAATAGAGCTCTAATCGATAGAATAAAAAAATTTAAAGCTGCTGATTTAGTTTTAAAAGGTAAATTGCGGCCTACAGATTCTGTAAAATCATTTCTAGAAGTTTTAAAAGATAGAGAATCATTAGCTTATCTTGTTGAAGCTTTGGGTAGAGATTCTGTCAATGAACTCCTGAAACTTTCTGCTGACTTACAAAAATCAGGGAAATTAGTGAAAATTGGTGAAGCATTAATCGATGTGATTAAAACTTTATTAGGATCAAAAAAAGAAGCCGCTTTCAAAATACTTAAAAAAGTATTCACAGAAGAAAATATTGATCGAATGATAAGTTAATCTTTTATGCATACCAATATGATTGCTGAGATAATTTTCAACACCCAATATCCTACATATATTGTTGCAGCTATTTGTATCATTACTTCGCTTCCTGAGTTATATATTTCAAAAACACAAGCATTCCACTTGTGCACACTATCGCCCATATTAACATATTATTTTTCCAACTTTTTACGTTCTTCGATCGCACACATTCTTCCATGAAAATCTTTCATTTCTTCATGGATAGCTTTGAGATTTGCATCTAATTTTGCATCCATATGACGCCAATCACTTCTTGACTCAGATCGAAACCAAATTATTAAGCCTGCGTTTGCTAAGAATAATGATAATACTTGTAACCAATCCATAGCCCATCTCCTATTATGTCATCAAACATATAGAAATCAAAGATTTACGTCCAGAAATTTACCAGAAAAAAAACCTTTGTACAAATATCCAGGAAAGTTAAGGTAAATTTTAAATTATAATTAGGAGTATTCCAATGACTGTTTCTGGACAAAATGAGTTAAGCTATCTTGGCGTAGTTGCACAGAATCCACCAAATTTGATTAAAGCCCCACGGCCACCATCAAATGCTGCTAATGGTGATTACAAATTCCCTATAGGTACTCTATGGATTGATACAGTCGGTCTAGGGTCATATATCTTAGTTCAAGTAGTAGGGCAAACTGCTACATGGGATGAAAATGGAGCTGGTGTTGGTGTAGTTGCAACAATTAATGGATTAAATCCTGTTGCCGGGAATATCGTTGTTGCTGGTACTGCAAACCAAGTTGGTGTGGCTAATGCAGGCAATACAGTAACTCTTTCTCTTCCTGCTGCTATCACAACTCCTGGATCACTTACAACAACTACGACTCTTGCAGCTGGAACAACTGTCACGGCTGGGACAGGCATTACAGCTACCACAGGGAATATTGTAGCAACTACAGGTAACATTACTTCAACAGCTGGTTCTGTAGGAGCTGCTACAACGGTAACCGCTGGAACAGGTATTACGGCTACCACAGGTAATATTACAGCTACTACAGGTAATATTGTGGCAACTGCAGGGAATTTAACTTCAAACGCTGGTTCTGTGGGAGCTGCTACGACTGTTACAGCTGGGACAGGAATTACAGCAACTACCGGAGCAATCACAGCAACAAATGGTAATTTTGTTTTAGGAACAGCTGGTAATAAGATTCTTTCTACAAGTGTTGCTACGACGACTGCTGCAGGCGCCAATTCTTTTGGTAGTGTGACTCTTGTTGGTGGTACTGCTACAGTTTCTACAACTTCAGTTACAGCAAACTCGTTAATTGTTATCTGGAGACAATCTTTAGGGGCAACAGGAGCAAATCCAATTGGTATGCTGGTTGTAGGAACTATCACTGCTGGTATGTCATTCGTGATTAATGCAGCAACAACTGCATCTGCAACAACTGCTGTAGCAACTGATGTTTCTGTAGTTGGTTGGATGATCATAAATTAAGGAGTCTAAATGTCTTTCAATATTATTGGCATTCAGGCCACTCCTGATCCGCTGAGATCAATTGATAGTTCCACATTTACTGGGGCTTATCAAGCTGTTGGAACTCCTCTTGGCCGGAACGTGCGTTTAGTTAAGTTTGTCAATAACTCAACTGTTGCCGTAACTATTTCTTGGGATGGAGTTAACGACAATGATTTTGTCCCAGCAAAAAGTTTTTCCTTGTATGACATCACTTCAGATAAGGTCAAAGATGATGGCTGGTTTATCTCTACTGGCACTCAATTTTATGTCAAAGGTGCTGCTGGCGTTGGTTTATTTTATATTGTCTGTTTAGGAGCATAACATGTCTCAAGCTGGCATAATTTCTACTGGTTCTGCTGGTGTTGGGCCTGTAGATACACTTACAGGCAATACTGGTGGAGCTGTTCCTCCTGATGGTTCAAATAATATTAATGTCATTGGATCAGGCGATATATCAGTAACAGGTGATCCCGGGACTAGTACACTTACAGTTTCATTAAAGGGATACAATCATGGATCCACAACAACTGTAGGTGCAGTTTCATCTAATGTGATCACAGTTGCATTAGGCGCAGTTGCTGGCACTTATACCTTTGATGTGAAAGTAGCTGCTTTCAATGCTGCTACTCCTGCAGGTGCTGGTTTTACAATCGTTGGTTCTGTTCGAACTACAGGAGCCGCAGCTGTACTTGTTCCAGGACAAGCTGTCGATGAATTTACAGAAGTTGCATTAGACGATGCTGAAGCTGCTTTGGCTGTTTCTGGAAATAATGCCCTTATCACTGTAACAGGTGTTGCAGGACTCACAATAGATTGGGTGGCCGATTCTCAATATACTTTTGCTTCGTAGGTAAATATGCCAGGTTTTAGTAATTCAGTAATGTATGCAGAAAATGTAGACTTCTCAGGAGGAGCACCAGTTGCTGCACAGGTCACTACAAATGGACAACTACTTATTGGGAGCACTGCTGCTCCACATATTAAAGTTGGAACTCTTACTGCCGGAACAGGCGTCTCAATCGTAAATGGTAGCGGAAGTATAACAATTAATGCAGTTGGTGGTGGCGTCTCATGGCAGACAATTTCTGCTTCTCAAACTCTTTCAACAAATAATGGGTACATCTGCACCGGAGGAGCCGCTTTAGCTCTTCTTCTTCCTCCTGTATCTAGTGTTGGAGATATGATTGCAGTAACATTAGATGGATCTTCAAGTTTCCAAATAACTCAAGGCGCAGGTCAAACTATTAAACTTGCTAATGCAACGACAAGTTCTGGAATAGCAGGCTCAGCAGCATCCACACAACAAGGGGATACAGTTTTACTTGTTTGCAGTGTGGCAAATTTGAGATGGAATTCCATTTCAGAATTAGGGAATTTAACAATCGTTTAAAAAGGATTTTTATTATGGCAACAGGTAATGCAATCAATGCCAATAGCGCCGGTCTTGTAAAATATGACGGTGCAGGCACATTTTCTGGAGTTACTACAACACAATATGATGTGCTTGTTGGTGCTGCATCTAATGGAATTACAAACGTAGCTCTTACTAACGGACAAGTACTTATTGGTAGTACTGGAGCTGCTCCCTTAGCAGGAACCTTAACTGCCGGTACAGGTGTCACCATAACTAACGCTGCCAATTCAATTACAATTGCATCATCCGGAGGCGGACTTTCATGGACTGTCATAACAGCCTCTACACAGACAGCCGCAGTCAACAACGGGTATATTGCCAACTATGCAGGAACATTAGTTTTTACGCTTCCCGCTGTATCGGCTGTAGGAACTGTAATTGCTGTAACAGGCATGAATACAGCAACAGGCTGGAAAATTGCATCTCCTAATGCTGCTACACAGATTTTCTTTGGAACGTCTGCAACTACTTTAGGCACTACAGGATATTTACAGTCTACGAATATATATGACACTGTTTACCTCTTGTGCAATACAGTAAACGCTACTTGGATTGTTACGGATTCAATCGGGAACATTACAGTATTCTAAAGGTGAAATAAAATGGCATTAACTTCCACCACATTGGCAGATTTGTCTGATCAAACTCAAACTCTTACATTTTATGAAGGAGCTACAAAAATTGATCAGATTGTCTACAACAATAATTTAATCACTTATTCTGCTATTAGTGCATACGATTTATCATCGCGTGATGCCATTTTATATTTTAAATATCTGAATGCATTTAATATTCTTCTCTATCAAAATTTTCCTGTATTAAATTTAAGTGCAAATTATAAATTGCCACTCTCAAGTTTCACACTAAATTTAGCAGATCTACCAGGATTGAATATCATATTTAAACAATCCTCACATGGAGTAAGCATTTATAATACTCATTATACTCCAGCAAACTTTACAGCATCCTATGAATCTAGACCCTCTGTAACTGTTACCGTGCAGGAATTTTTTATCAGTGTGATATTGATGGCACAATACACTAATCAGATTACTCTTAACTCATAGGTGATGATGAAAATTATGGCTATTATTTTATCACATATGCTATGTGTGTCATGCACTATCAATTTCAGTTTAGTACATACTCAAGGATATGCCAGTGATGTTGTAGACGATACCACAGAAGAAGAGGTAGAGCCTAAACTATCAATCCCAGTGAAAGGAATATAAATGCCTACAAACAATTCAGCGAATCATGATCCTGTTCAGTATAATGTCGTTGTAGGTGCAGCAAACGGAGGTATATCTAACATTGTTCCAAGTGCTACTTCCGGGGTTCCTTTAGTCTCCGGTGGTTCTTCTGCCAATCCCTCATTTGGAACAGCAGTAATTTCTGGTGGTGGCACTAATGCAACGTCATTTATTCAAATCAATGGAATAGTTGCCTACAATGGAACTAGTCTTGTGAATTATTCAGGACCAAAAATTAATTCCTCTGGCGTGTATACCAATCCTTCACAACCTGCATTTTTTGCTTATAAAAGTGCTACTAGCACAAACGTGACAGGAGATGGTACTACATACACAGTTATTTTTGACACTGTAGTTCAAGACCAAGCATCAAATTACAATAATT